AAACTTTTATGTGTGGTAAATATGGTTATAGACTTTATACTATTAAGATTGGTCGCAAGTGGGTTATGCTACGCTCCAATAATCATAGAGCAAGAATAACTTTAGATAAATATAAAACTTTAGCCTTCAGAGAATGGAGAGAATCAGCACTAAGCGATACTTTAAAACTTAATAATAATATTAAGCCTAAGAATTGGTGGACTGATTATGGTTTTGACAGCAACCCATTAGATGTTTTACTTAATAGAAAACATTTAACTTGGAGATAAAGTATTACTTGTTACTTACGCTTGACTGTGAAAATGGTCAAGTGTAAAATGCTCAACAAGAAACGAATAGTGGAATGAGTTTACCACTTTTATTTAAACTCAATAATTGGAATATAAGATATGCCCAATAAACATTTAGCTAATACTGTGCTAGAATACAGTAGACGTGGTTCTAATACTACTTTACCTATAAGTTCTGCTCCACAAGAGTTACAAGACTTATGGAATAGAGGTAATGATGAAGGAATCTCTATGATTAAAGTTAGGAAATACAAAGAGAGATACGAAACAAAAAACGGAACATCTTTTAGAGTACATAACTATGGTAAAGTTAGTCTTAATGAAGTCTTACCTAAACATCTTAGGACAGGATACATTCAAGACGAAGTTAGGTTCAATGAGAAAATTAAAGTAGGTGAAAAGAATCCTACTATGACTATCTTAAGAGTACCTGATACTTACAAAACTAATCCTAATTTTAATAGAGATATTGAAAGTTCTTTCAAAGCTTTAAGACTTGACAGAAGTGCTGAGAGTTCTTTTTCAAGCTTTATAACTAAACTTTATAATAGAGTTATATAGTATTACTTGTTACTTACGCTTGACCTCGCTTTGGGGTTGAGCGTATAATACTCCAACAAGACAAACGATAACCAATTAAGGAATTGATTATGAAAATATTCAACACTTTGGAAAGTGCTAAAAGATATTTAAAAGATAACAAATACAGATACTTAGAGAATTATTCTCATAAAGAAGATATATTTGAGATTCATAAAAAAGGTTTCAAGTTAGTTTCTGTTACACCTTACAGACAAACTTATGAGCCTACTAAATATCAAGTACAAAGTTTAAGATAGTGCTTCATCTTTAATTTTTATTAAGGACATACTCGATAGCTACATGATGCTATAATAATAATAATTAATGTACACTTAGAATTAAAGTAAGCACCTTTTAGAGTTTGATAGTTCTCTTCAAAAACTATCACATTTTTAACCAACTATTTAAGGAAATATTATGCCATATAAAACTAAAATTATTAAAAGAAGAATAATGCCAACTTTTGAAGTTGTAACAAATAAAAAAGCACCACCTAGAAAAACTACACCTAAATCTTTTTGGAGAGATTTAGTATGTGGTATGTCGGCAGGTGATTGGTTTATTTTAGATTCAAAAGATAGAATGAAAACAAGTGTGAGTGCGGGTAAGTATGCTAGAGGTAGATACTCTTTGTATCAACATCCTGAACTTGATAATAAATATGTCTTTACAATTACTAAATAAGAAAATACAAAGTCAGCAGTAGAGTGCGAGAAGGTTATCTTTACTTGTGACTATAAACTACTAGACCTTCAAGTGTGGCTAGTATTTGAGTGCGAAGTGAGAAAATCTAGGGATATGGCTCAACGCAACTACCTAGCTAATACTAGCTACACACTCTTTAACTGGAGAAATTTTTAATGAAAAAAAGTACTAAATGTAAACACAAACATAAAATGTTTATTGGCTATAAGCCTGAACTTAATGGAAATCACGACTCAGAAATTTGGAAATGTTATTCTTGTGAGAAGTTTATCTATGTAAAAACAATAGTAGACTGGAAAAATGCACAGGTTATGGAACAAGGAGATTTTGATATTGAAATCAAACCTCATTTTGGTCAACCACTTCCAACACTAAAACAACATTTAAAAGAAAAAAATAATAATTTTCAACATCATTCAGGAGTATAACTACTATGCCCACATATAAATTACTATCAAGCTCTAGTCCTAAGATTGACAAGAGCAACAAGATACAAGACGAATACTTTAGTAGAATTATGTATCTTGCTCCCTCAGATTTAGCTGACGGAAAAAAAACTACTTGTCCTTATTCCAAAATTGCTATGTGTGAAGAGCCTTGCTTAAATACTGCGGGATTAGGTGGAGTATATTCTAGCATTCAAAATGCTAGGATAAGAAAAACCTTGCTTTACTTCAACGAGTATGATAACTTTATGGAACAATTAGTTTCGGACATTACTAAGTTTGAGAAGGAGTGTGACAAATTAGGTAAGCAACCTAGTCTTAGATTAAATGGTACATCAGATATTCAATGGGAGTACCAAACAGTAAATGGTAAAACTGTGTTTGATATGTTTCCTGAAATACAGTTTTATGACTATACTAAAATACCTACAAGAAATATTAATGGTATTGATAACTATCATTTAACATGGAGTTATTCAGAAGCTAATAAAAAGTATGCTAAACTCTTTAATATTGTATTGGAGAATAAAGCAGTAGTGTTTAGAAAAGATATACCTAAAACCTTCAAAGGTTTAGAGGTTATCAATGGTGATGAACACGACATGAGATTTTTAGATAAAGACAATGTAGTTGTTGGACTAAAAGCAAAGGGCAAAGCCAAACAAGATTATTCAGGTTTTGTAATTGATAATGAAAAAATAGAAGTGAGGTTAGTAGCATGAATCAAGAAGAATTAATGCAGTATATAAATCAAATTGTAAAAGAAGAGTGGCAACTGCCAAGCAGACCTGACCTTAGAGAAGACTGTGTAAATTATATTTGGGAAAAGTGGACTCATTATGATGATATAGAAGCGGTTTATGATTATGATGAAATTTACACATTAGGTTTAATTATACAGTTTTTATCCAATCATTGTCGTGAAGCAGTATCCTCTCAAGATATTGAGTACATGGCAGTAGCTGAGAAAGAAAGATTATTAACAATGACATAAGGAGAAATATGAAAGCAATATTAATTGATGTAAAAAATGAAGAAGTAAGAGAGGTTGACCACGATGATACCCTTAAACAGATTTATAAGTTTGTTGATTGTGCTACGTTTGATGTACTTAGATTAGACGGAGTGAATGGTATCTATGTAGATGATGAAGGATTGTTTGTTGAAGACCAACTATTCTTTACTTATCATGGTGATAATTATAGTCAAACCTTAGGAGGAAATGGTTTAATCTTAGGAGTAGATAGTGAAGGAAATAGTATATCTCCTACCATAACTGTAGAAGAAGTAGAAGAAGCAATTGAGTTTCAACCAAGAGGATTTGACACATGGCAATGAGAACAAGTAAAGGACAAGTAGCTCATGAATCTACAACAGGTTCAAGAGGTAAGAAGACACACATAGGAAGAGGTAATGTAAGTTACTCTACTATGCCTAAAAGAAAACGACAAACTTACAAAGCTTATAGAGGGCAAGGAAAATGAAAACAAAAGACCTAGAAAAATTGTTTAAAGATAAATTATCTAA